ATCATTCCAATTATTCTTATTGGTAATATGTTTTTATTCATTTCTTGGATGGTAGACGGTCTAGTATATACTCCATTATTAGTTTCACATATCTTAGCAGTATTATATTGTGGTTATAAATTTTTGAATCGAGAAAAAGATGGATGAGTTTGAAGCACAAAAACAAATCTCTGCTGCCTATAATGAAGGTAAAAGAGATGGTATAAACGAAACTAATGAGTTGACAAAAATTCTTAAACAGTTTATTGTGGATGATGTTCATGAATGGACTGCAGATACTTGGGAAAAATTTGATAATTATATGGGAATATATAAAGAACATACAAAAAATACATCAAATGTGTATGATGATTTACCATCGGATGTAGAACCACAAGAATATAAAGATGACCCACAAGGAGTCTATGAAATAGATGAAAACGGTATTCCAAAATGGCTTTAATTAAAAATATTTTAATGTTTTTTGGTATTTTTACCTTGACAGTATTAATCTTAAATGGTATATTATTTCTAATATTTGCCATTTGTTACAACAATCCAGTTTGTGGATAGGAGTAGAAAATGAACACTACAGGAAAAGTTTTGTTGACAATTGCAGCAGTTGCTGCTATTACTATTGCATTCGGTGTTTCTGCTGTAAGAGCAGGACCAAGTTTTGAATTGAATATTGGACCTAAAGGATTTGATTTTAGGATTGATAAAAACGATAAGCATTGGCAAAGATATCGTCGTAGGCAAATTTGTCATCGTAGAGCAAGACGATATTGCTCACATTGGAGAGAAGAATATAAGCATTTTCGTGATAGATGGTATCTGAGGCAATATAAATCTTGTAAAAAAGATTATATGTGGATGTGTAGAAACACATGAAATATGAAGTGTATGTAACTTTAAGAAATGGTATTCTTGATAAAGCTGGTAATGCTGTTACCAAAGTCTTGAATGATAGATATGGTGGAGTAGAATCTGTTCGCATTGGTAAGATTATACATATTGAATGTAGGGAAGAAGATATTGAGAAGATTGCCAAAGAAGTTACAAATGAAGTAATGGAAAATTATGAAATAAAGACGTGTAGCTCAATTGGTTAGAGCCATTCGCTAAATTATAACATAATATAAATATACATATTTTGGTAAGGAAAAAATATGTATATAGTTTATAAAATAATTAATAAAATTTATTATTAATTTTATATAGGGGTTCATAAAACTGATAATCCATATGATTCTTATATGGGAAGCGGTAAGGCAATAAAACTAGCTATAGAAAAATATGGTTTAGATCAATTTAAAAAAGAAATATTGTTAATTACAGAAAGTAAAAAAGAAGCGTTTGATAAAGAAAAAGACTTGACATTAAATTATTCTTCATCTAATATGTATAATATGAAAATTGGTGGTCAAGGTGGGTTTTCAAAAGAAAATGCAAAAAAAGGATATATTGCAGCAAATTGGTCAAAAACACTATTAAGTGAAAATGGCAAAAAAAACATATTAAAATTTAGTAAAGATGACTTGGCAAAAAATGGAAAAAAAGGTGGTCTTGGTAATAAAGGAAAACCTAAATCAGAAAAACATAAACAAGCATTAAGAGATTCTTGGAAGAAAAAAAAGGAGGCGAAGGCAAATGGTGAGCCTGGCTGCTCATAACAGTTTGATAGTTGGTTCGATTCCAACCACCTCCACCATATAAATTATAATTGTTAGGTTAGGTTATAAAAGGTCTCCTAGCTCAATGGATAGAGCAATTGCTAAATATGGATAGAAGAAAACATTCTATCCATAGGAGGTAATAATGAAAACTTGAGATGGCAAATGGGGAGCCCCACAGCTCATAACTGTGTGCCGAAAGGCCAAGTTGGTTCGATTCCAACCTCCAGTACCAAAAGGATCTAAATTTGTAAAATTATAAACCCCTGTAATGGCCACGTCTTCTAAACGATAGGTGCATAATTGGATAATGTAGGTTCGAGTCCTACCAGGGGTGCATAAGTCTCCAGTAAGTATAAATAGGCAATATGTAGTAAGACCTGTTTATATGAACTGGAGACTCAAATGTATTATACTGTCTACTTAATAACTAATAAGAAAAATGGAAGATGTTATATCGGAAAACATCAAACCAAAGATTTAGATGATGGTTACATGGGTTCTGGAAAGCTAATTATAGCAGCAATTGAAAAATATGGCTTAGAACAATTCGAAAAAAAGATTCTTTGTGTATTTGAAACTGAAGAAGAAATGAATACCAAAGAGAAAGAATTAGTGACAGAAGAATTTTGTAAATCCGATGTATCTTATAATCTTTGTCCAGGTGGTCATGGTGGTTTTGGTTATATTAGAAGTCATCCAAAATTTAAAGAATGGCAATTAAAAGCAGCAACAAAAAGTGGTGAAATAGCAAAAAAAAGATGGGAATCTGGGAATTTAAGTTCTGGTCAATGGTGGTTTACTGATGAGGGTATTTTAAAAAGATGTGAACTTTCACTCAAAAAATTAAGGGAAAAATATAAAAATGGAAAATGGACATTTAGTGATAAAAAACATTCAGAAGAAACTAAAATAAAAATTGGATTAGCAAATTCTAAAAGACAATCTGGAAAAGGAAATTCCCAATATGGGACCATGTGGATAACTAATGGTTCTGAAAATAAGAAGATCAAAAAGATTGACAAGATACCAGAGGGATGGTATAAAGGCAGAACGGTTTAATATAGGATATATTCAATGACAACATTTCTGATTATATATTCAATAATTGCATTAGTAACAACAGTATCATTGTTGTGTATTTTTATAGTTCATAGTGGTTTATTTGTAACAACAAGAAACGAAGTTGTTAAAATTCAATTATGGGCTTGTGTTGGTTTTATTTTGATGGGAATATTTTGGCCAGTGTTTGCTATTCTTGTTTTCATTGGTTGGATTATGGATATGAGAAGATAATGGATGGTATAGTTACAAATCGTAAATATAAACAATTACTTTCACCAAACCCATTTGAAATAGAATACAAAAATGAAATTGTTGATGGTAAAAAACACGTTGTTGGATATATGAGTTGTAAAGAATGTGGTAGATATTTTGGTAAATCTTTATCAACAGATGAAATGGAAGATTGTCATAGTAATTGTATGATTATAAAATCATTAACTATATCTGCTTGACATCTCCTTATAAAAATGTTATATATAGTATGTCAGTGAGTTACTGACATATTTTCTTGCTTAAACAAAGGAGAAACAAATGACTAAAAACGATCCACTATTTAAAGCTTTCACAGTTGGTTTTGATGAGATGTTTAATCGTGTTCAAAGCTTGAACACAGATTATTCAAAAGCAATGTATTCATTCCCTCCCTATAATATTGTTAAGTTAGACGAAAACAAATATAGGGTTGAAGTGGCAGTTGCTGGTTTCTATAAAAATGAATTGGAAGTTGAAGTGAAGGAAAATACTCTAGTTCTTTCTGGTAAATCTAAGAATGATGAATCAGAAAATTTTGTCCATAAGGGTATTGCCAATCGTGCATTCAAACGATCTTTTGAACTTGCTGATACTGTAGAGGTTCAAAGTTCGGAATTAACTAATGGTATGTTGAAGGTATTTTTAGAAAACATTATTCCAGAAAGTCGTAAACCTAAAAAGGTTGACATTACTGAACCTGTTCCTGAAAAGGAATAGATATATTCTATAAATAGTAATAGTGAAGAACCTTATTGCCTTTGTAATAAGGTTCTTTTTTTATCAAACGAAAGGTATTAATATGTCTGATATCAAAGAAGGATGGAAGTGTCCTGTTTGTAAGAAAGTATTTGCACCAACACAGAAAATGTGTAAAAAATGTTCCAAAGTAGAATCTACAAATAATCCTGGAGATTCTAAAATATTTCTACAAGATTAGTATTGACAAAAGGAATAAAGTAATGTATGATGATAAAATAAAGTTAACAAACTTAAAAATAGTCCCTGAAGAAACCATCATACAATGTGCAAAAGATCTTTCCAATGAACAAAGAAATACTTTTGAGGATTTGCTAGATGAGGCATATTATTTTAGGATGGTAGGACTTTCACCAGTTTTTATTACTACATCTAATATGAAGAATTTATTTGTAACTTCTAAAGAAAAACTTAGAAAAGAATATCACTAGAAAGATCTAAATGTCCAAATTCTATACGAATGTTTTCTCTCGGGGGAACAAGGTTTACGTTCGTGGATATGAGAACGGTAAAGCATTTCAAAAATATGAATATTATAAACCATATTTGTTTGTTGATGACAAGGATGGTAACTATAAAACTGTAGATAAAAAACCAGCTTCAAAGATAATGTTTAACAGCATTTCTGAAGCAAGAGAATTTGTCACCAAATATAAAGATATACAAAATTTCAACTATTATGGGTTGGAGAATTTTCAGTATTTGTATATCTATGATAATTATTCTGGTGATGTGCAATATGATCCATCAAAGATGTCTGTTGTATCTCTTGATATTGAATGTATTGCCGATCAAGGATTTCCAGATATACAACTAGCAGATAAAGAAATAACTGCAATCACCATCAGAAAGAATAAATTGAATTTGGTGTTTGGCTGTGGTGAGTTTGTAACTGATGATCCCAACACAAAATACTTTAGATGTAAAGATGAGAAAGAACTTCTTTATAAATTTGTTGATATTTGGAATCGTCCTTTTGTTAAACCAGATATTATCACTGGTTGGAACATAGAGTTTTTTGATATTCCATATCTAGTAAACCGTATTCGTAATATTTGTGGTGAAGGCCTTGCAAGAAATTTGTCTCCTTGGAGAATGATTAATGAAGGCAAGGTTCATTACAAAGGCAAAGAGAATCAGAATTTTATTCTGTTGGGAATATCAACACTTGATTATTACCAGTTATATCGTAAGTTTACTTTTGGTAATCAGGAGAGTTATAAACTTGACTATATTGCATCAGTAGAACTTGGTGAGAAGAAGATTGATTATTCTGAATATGGTTCTTTGTTAGAATTGTATAAGAATAACTTTCAGAAGTTTATTGAATATAATATTCACGATGTTGTTCTTGTTGATAGATTGGAAGAAAAACTTAAGTTTATTGAACAAGTAATGGCACTTGCATATGATGCAAAAGTAAACTTTGTTGATACTCTTACAACAGTTCGTCCTTGGGATGTTATTATTCACAACTACCTATTGGATAGAAAAACAGTTGTACCTAAACTTGTTATAAAAGATAATAATGAAAGTTTGGTTGGTGGTTTTGTGAAAGATCCAAAAGTTGGTATGAGTGAATGGGTTGTATCTTTTGATGTCAACAGTATGTATCCAAATTGTATTATTCAGAATAATATAGGTCCTGAAACAAGAGTAACAAAAAAAGATTTATTTAGAATGTTAAGTGAGTAAATTCTATAAATAGATTAGGATAATAACCACATTTATAGAAAGATTTTAATATGAAAGAATGTTTTGTTTATGGGTTGTATGACCCAAACACAAATGAAATTTTTTATGTAGGAAAAGGAACAGGATATAGAGATAAGTGTCACTTAAAACCTAGTTCTTGGCAAGAACCAAAAAAAACTTGTAATCCTTTTCTTTATTATAAAATAAAAAATTTAATGAAAAATAATACACCACCTGAAACAAAAAAATTAAAAGAAAATTTATCTGAGGAAGAAGCATATCAATATGAAAATGAACTTATAAAAAAGCATGGAAGAAGGTTTTCTGAAGAAAATGGGAAACTTTTTAATATATCAGAATATAAAGGGGGTTCTAGCATTGGTATCTCTAAACCATGGACAGATGAAAGATTAAAAAAACATATTGAGCAATCGAGAAAAAAAAGAAAGTATGATCCAGAATATGAAGAACTTTATGATGATTACATAATTCAAAGAAAAACTAGAAAAGAAATAGCAAAAGAAAATGGATGTAGTGAAGTTTTAGTAAAAAAAAGATTATCTGAATTAGGAATATTTAAACCAAAAGAAAAACAATACCCAGAAAGGAGAAAATTTTCTTGTAAAAAATGTCAAAAGATGATATATGTACCAAAATCATGTAATACTAAAAAATATTGTTCTAGAAATTGTTATTTAGAGGATAGATATGGATAAAAAAGAGGCAATAGAATTCTTACTACAGAATATGTCAGAAAATTCTGTTGTCAATGGTGTTACTCCAGAAAGTATATTGAAAAATGATATAGATCCTAGAATATTAGATGCCTGTAAAATATTAAATTTTACGATTACTGCCAATGGAACTTTATATAAAAATGAAAAACAAAGTTTTTTTGGTGAAATAGTTCAAAAAATGTATAACAGTCGTCAAAAATATAAACAAGAAATGATTGAAGCAAAGAAGAAATTTGAAATTTCTAAATCTGTTAAAGATTTAAATGATGTTTCTAAGTTACACAATCTTCAACTAGCAAAAAAAATTCAATTAAATTCTTTGTATGGTGCTATTGCAAATATTTATTGTAGATGGCACAATTTTCATCACGCAGAATCTATTACTAAGTCTGGACAACTTTCTATTCGTTGGATTGAAAAACGAATGAATGAGTTTATGAATAAAATGTTAAAGACCGATAATGTTGACTATGTTATAGCATCTGATACAGACTCAATCTATATTGAAATGAAAGAACTTGTAAAACGAATTGATGTAAATGATGATGTCAAGATTGTGTCAGCAATAGATCAATTTTGTGAGCAGAAGATTCAACCATATCTTGACAAATGTTATCAAGAACTTGCTGATTATATGAATGTATATCAGCAGAAGATGTTTATGAAACGTGAAACTATTGCTAATAAAGGCATTTGGAAAGCAAAGAAGATGTATATTCTAAATGCTTGGAATGTTGAAGGTGTTCAATATGATTCACCTAAGTTAAAAATGCAGGGTATTGAAGCAGTTCGTTCATCAACACCACAGGTTTGTAGAGAATATATTCGCAAAGCACTTGAGATTATTATGAATGAAAGCGAAATATCTTTACAAAACTATATCTCACAAATAAGAGAAGAGTATAAAAATCTTCCATTTGACGATATTGCTTTTCCTCGTGGAGCAAATAATGTTGACAAATATTATGATAGAAGTCACATATATGTGAAAGGAACACCCATTCACATTAAAGCATCTTTGTTGTATAATAATTTGCTGAAAAAGTATGGATTGAGAAATCTACAACCAATAATGAGTGGTGATAAAATTAAGTATTGTTATTTAAAACTACCAAATAAAATACAAGACACCGTAATTTCTAACCTAGATAATTTGCCTGATGAGTTGGGATTAAACCAATATATTGATTATGAAAAACAATTCGATAAATCTTTTATAGAACCACTAAAATCTATTACAAGTATTATTAGGTGGGACTACGAGAAGAAATTAACATTGGAGGATTTTTTTAATGTCTGACGAAAATATCTATGATTTCGGTTTCAGTTTAATGTCTGAAGACGAAGTTAAAGAAGAAGAAAATAAATTAAAAAAAGTAGTTGAGAATGAATCTTATAAAATTGATAAAGTGAGAGAAATGATTACACCATTTCTTGTAAATTTAATGAAAGAACCACAAAAGGAATATATTTATTGGCCGGATAGAAAAGAAAAAGTAGAAGATTTTCTCAAACAAATAAACGATTTTATAGATTCACATTGACTGGATAATTATAATTATAAAAGTGGTATAGTTACCCACTATAAAACAATCAACAAAGGAAAAGATATGTCAAATCTATTAGAAAAACTAAAGAAATCAGGTTCTATTAAAGATACATTATTACTCAGCGAATCTAAATTTTTTAACATTAAAGATACTATTCCTACAAACATTCCTATCATTAATATTGCTTTAAGTGGTTCTATGAAAGGCGGTCTTTCATCAGGATTAACATTTATTGCAGGAGAATCTAAAAACTTTAAATCATTACTTGGATTAATGTTAGTAAAAGCATATTTAAATAAGTATGAAGATGCTATTTGCTTGTTTTATGACTCGGAATTTGGTATAACACCAGAGTACATCCAAACAAATGGAATTGATACCAATAGGGTTTTACATATTCCTATTGAACATCTTGAACAATTAAAATTTGATATCTCTAAAAGATTAGAAAGCATCGATAGAGATGATAGAGTTATTATATTTGTAGATTCAGTTGGAAATTTAGCTTCAAAGAAAGAAGTTGAAGATGCTTTAGATGGTAAATCGGTTGCAGATATGTCTAGGGCAAAAGTAATGAAATCTTTATGGAGAATTGTAACACCACATTTAACAATAAAAGATATTCCTTGTGTTGCTATTAATCACACGTATCAAACTATGGAAATGTATTCCAAACCAATTATGAGTGGTGGTACAGGAGGTATGTATAGTTCAAATAAAGTTTTATTTATTTCAAAAGCACAAGATAAAGATAAAACAAGTAAAGAATTATTGGGATATGATTTTACTATTAATATTGAAAAATCAAGATTGGTAAAAGAAAAATCAAAATTTACTTTTAATGTTAAATTTGATGGAGGTATTAATAAATGGTCAGGTTTATTAAATTTAGCAATTGATGCAGGATTAGTTGTTAAACCAAGTCAAGGATGGTATTCAAAAGTAAATCAAGAAACAGGCGAGATTGAAGATAAAAAATATAGAGAAAAAGAAACTAATAACAGGGAGTTTTGGGAAGATATTATATCAAATGAAAAATTTAATATATTCATTGAAGAAAAATATCAGTTAAGTAAAAAGACAAAAATTTTAGATGCAGAGGAAGATGAAGTAGAATGAGCATAGAAAGAGTTATTTTTGATAACTTAATCTTTAATGAGACTTATGGAAGAAAGGTTATTCCTTTCCTCAAAGAAGAGTATTTCTCTGATAAAAATGAAAAGATTGTATTTAATCTAATTGATGACTATGTAAAAAACTATAATTCTTTTCCAACAAAAGAGGCACTATATATTGACCTTACAAATAAGGAAGGAATCAATGAAGATTCCTTTCAAACTTGTAAAGAAATAGTTGATAATATCAATAAACAATACGATACAGATTTGGACTGGTTACTTAACCAAACAGAAAAGTTTTGTCAAGAGAAGTCTGTGTATAATGCTATAATGGAAAGTATTTCTATTTTGGATGATAAAACAGGTAAGAAAACAAAAGGTGCTATTCCAGATATTCTATCGAATGCACTTGCTGTTTCATTTGATTCACATATTGGTCACGACTTTATTGAAAATTATGAAGAACGGTTTGATTTCTATCATCGTAAAGAAGTTAGGGTTGAATTTGATTTAGATTATTTTAATGAAATCACTCGTGGTGGATTGCCAAGGAAAACTTTGAACATTGCTCTAGCAGGAACTGGCGTTGGGAAAAGTTTATTTATGTGTCATTGTGCTTCTGCTAATCTGACTGCAGGATTAAATGTACTTTATATTACTATGGAAATGGCAGAAGAAAAGATTGCTGAAAGAATTGATGCCAATTTACTTGATATTTCTGTTGAAGATTTATCATCACTGCCAAAAGATTCATATGATAAAAAGATGAAACGACTAAAGGAAAAAACAAAGGGTAAGTTGATTATCAAAGAATATCCAACTGCTTGTGCAGGTTCTGGTAATTTCCGCCATCTTTTGAATGAACTTAAAATTAAGAAAAGTTTTGTGCCAGATATTATCTATATTGATTATCTTAATATTTGTTTATCCACAAGGTTGAAATCTAACTCTAATGCAAATTCTTATACTTTTATTAAAGCAATTGCAGAAGAACTACGAGGTCTAGCAGTGGAATATAATGTTCCTATTGTATCTGCAACTCAAACAACTAGAAGTGGATATTCAAATTCTGATTTAGGATTAGAAGATACTTCTGAAAGTTTTGGACTTCCAGCAACTGCAGATTTTATGTTTGCACTTATCTCAACAGAAGAGTTAGAGTCACTTAATCAGATTATGGTTAAACAACTTAAAAATAGATATTCCGACCCAAGTTCTAATCGTAGATTTGTTGTTGGTATCGATCGAAGTAAAATGCGTCTCTATAATGCAGAAGATAATGCACAAGAAGATATTGTTGATGGTCCATTATCACAAAAGAACTTTGATAATAGTCGTTTGAAGGAATTATTCAGTGAAGTATAAAATTGTAAGAAGAAATCGTAAGTACTGTATTCTAGAGCTAGAAACAGATCAAATTATATGTTGTTTTGAGGAACAAGATAGTGCTAGAAAAAGTATGAACCACTTAAACTATGGTGGTGGTTTTGATGGTTGTACTCCAGAGTTTTTAACTTTAAAAGAGTTAAAGTATAAATATACTTAAAAACAATGGAGTATTAAATGCTTTCTTTTAAAGAATATTCTCAGTTAAATGAAAGTCCTGATGTTGCTGGTCATATCATTAATCATATAATCAAACATCCTAAAGTGAAAGATATTGGTGACAAAATTGAAGTTCATAGAAGAGCAGCTAAGTATTGGTGGCAAGAAAATGGTCCTGGTATTATAGATGGATATACTGGATCTGCTGCAGCAGATAGAGCGGCACCAGATGTTGGTGGTCCTGCCGTTGTTCATTCTGCTATAACTTCTGCTTTAGAAGGCCATAAGTTATTTAGAAGCTATTTGGAACATGTAAAAGCTGCTAAAAAAGCTTTATCTATAATAGAAAATCCAAAAACCCAAGCAAAACAAAAAACATTAGGATTATCAAAATGAGTTATCTAGAAAAAGCAGCAGCATTTAATATTACAGAAGAACTTTTCCATCATTTAGAAAATGAAATTCCATTACACGAAAATCTATTTCGTGTTGGTTCTGAAAAGTACTACGAATTATTTCGTGAAGCAAGAAACCTATACTATGAAGGTTTGATTGACCTAGAAGGAACAGACAAATATCTTATTGAAGAAACAGACATTGGTGAGTTTGCTGAATATGAAGGTCAAATTGTTCCTCTTGATTGTCCTATGATTGAAGATGATGATGAAATAGAAGAAGAAAAGAAAGACCCACCAATTGGAAAGCCAATGAAAGGTGGTCCAAAGAAGTTTTATGTTTATGTAAGAACACCAGATGGTGGTGTAAAGAAAGTCACCTGGGGTGATACAACTGGGTTAAAAGTAAGAATGAACAATCCAGAAGCACGGAAATCATTTGCTGCAAGACATCAGTGTTCAAAACAAAAAGATAGAACAAAAGCAGCTTACTGGGCCTGCCACACTCCTCGATACGCTCGTCAATTAGGACTTTCTGGTGGAGGTAACTTTTTTTGGTAGGATAAAAGAATAAGTAAAAAAGGAATCTAAAAATGTATCAACTAGACGAAAAAAGAAAATCTAAAAAAAAAGGACACAATGGTGAAAAGCACAATTGTGCTTCCAAAGTGAAATCTGAAGAATATGGTATTGGTGAATGTATTAAAACTATGCACGCAGAACCAGATGAAAATGGTTATGTTGCTTGGTATGATGTTCTTTTTGAACACGGTATTGAAGAACAAGTTCCAACTGAATCTCTAGAAATTCTTGTTTCAGAATCACATATGTAAGGATAAATAAAATGTTATTTTTACTACTAATGGCTATGGGCTTTGAACCACAAGAACATCCACATTGGGCAAAAGAAGCATTTGCTGGTGAAAGTGGTTATGTAGAACCAGTGAAAGTTAAGAAAATAAAAGTTAAAAGACATTATGTAAAAAGAAACTATACTGAAGATTGGAAAAAATCAGTATTTGAACCAAAAGACTAATGAAT